TTTTTAGAAAAAGAAATTAAAATGGATTTAATCGCTATCAGAGATGGCGTTTTGATAACACCGATTTTGAAAAAGATTTTGCGCCTTATAGGTTGCGAAAAATGTTTTGGTAAGGGATATGGGACTAAAACTGAATTTGCGGAAAGCGGTTATGGGTCTGGTCGGCATAGGTGGAAATTGCCGATTATGGTTTTCTGTGATTGTGATAGGGGAAAACAGCTTATGAAATTATGGCACGAGGGCGAATTGATTATGATAAAACACTATGAAGTTCAAAAGAAAAAAGAAAAAGCCAAAAAGAAAAGGTAAGACACCGAGAGGTTATTGGTCGGAGGGTTTTATTAAGAAAATTAAATTGGGAATAAAATGATAATTCTTGTTTCACCTATGTTTAGCAATTATCGGAATTTGAATGCCGATAGTTGCTATGTCTTTATCAAAAATGTCATTACGGAAATTATAAAAAAAGAGCCAAAATGGTATTTTATTTTATTATGGCCGAGGGAGGGTTTTAAGTATTATGATGACGGATTTTTCAATAATCCGCAGGTCAAGAGAATACCCATAGATATACCGCAGAGAAAAATGGATAGCGTGGTTCATTTTAATATCCTCTATTGGCGCAAGTTATTTCGCTTATTTACGCCTGATATTATTTGGAACCACATACCAGAACAGGGTCATTTATTTAAGAATTTATACACTGGTTTTGATATTGAAATGTCGGGACCGAAAATCATTAACCAGCACCATTACATTATCCACCCAACCCTGCCCTATCCCATAGATACTTATAGGGCGGTTCAATTTCAAAGTATGGGTAGTTTTTTAGTGGATATGAATTTATTTAATAGCGATTATTGCTATAAAATGTTTTGCGATGTGAAACAGGAAATACTTGCCACGAATATACGAGTGCCTTATAGAATTATTAAATTCGCCTTGATACCCGAAAATTATCCCGAACCAAACCCAGAAACGCAATTTATTAAAATCGCTTATAATCACCGCCTCCAAGATTATAAGAATTATCTCACTACCTTTGAAATGCTCGCTCAATTATGGACGACTTATAAGAATTTCCGAGTATTGGTCACTAATCCAAATGCCAGTAATTTTAATAAATTGCTCGCTTATCCTTTCGTAGATGGCAAGGCATTTTCTAAGCACGAAGATTATTTGAAAGAATTATCTACCTGCCACCTAAACATTACGAATAGTCAGCACGAAACATTTTGTATTTCCGCTTTGGAGAGTTTGGCTTTTGGTCAGATTTTAGTTGCACCGAGAGCAATAACTTTTCCTGAATTGGTGCCAAAAGAAGATTATCCGTATTTATTCTCAACCGAAGAAGAACAATATAGGATTTTGGATAAGATTTTTTCTAATCCATCGGTATTTGATACCGAAAGGGAACGCATAAAGAATAATACTCGGACTGCCTTTGCTAATCATATTTTGGGAGATAAAATCGCTTCTTTATTTAAGGAAATGGCGGTTTATGAATGGGAGGAAAGCTCTTTAAGAGAAAATTCCGCTTTGGCGGTTAAAAAAATACAGCATAAAAATAAGGGTTTTGTGGAATTGACCGAGATACAAAAGCAATTTGGCGAGTATAATCTGGGTTGGCAGGCATTTCCACTTCTTAAAATCAAGCGGGTATTAAACAAATTGGGCTATGAAGATGTATTATTAGGACATAAGCAAGGTTTCTATTTCGGATAAAAATAACCGAGAATAAGGGAAATTATGAGGGTATCTAAAGATAAAGAACATAAAATAATGGCGTTGATGAAAGTGGTGCTGGCAAGGCAACCCGATATTACGATTTATGAAATGCAGGACGCTATGGAAAGGGCGGGGTATAAAATGGATAAAGATTATGTAAATAAATTATTACATAAGATTGAGGGTGAAGATGCTCATTATATTGAAACGCAGGTTTTATCCAAAGCGGTCGCCAGAATGGATAGGAAAAAGAAAGCGGTTGACCAGCAATTATGGGTAATGGTTTTGAGTAAAGATGAGTGGGGCGAAATAAAAGATGAAAAGGGGGTGGTTACGAGGGTGATTATTAAAAAGGCGGCTTCGGATATGGTTAAAACGATTGCCTTAAAGGCATTAGTTGATAATGATAAAAAGATATTTGATACTCATTTTGACGCAGGAGTATTTGAAAGGCAGTTGGGTAAATTAAAAACTGAAAGCGGAATGAGTGATGAAGAAAAAGCCGCTTTAGATAAAATTATTGAAAATGTTTTCCGAACTACCAAACCTAATAGAACTGGAGAAGGAAAATAAAGTAGACCAATTAAAGTATATTGCTGAAAATTCTTTAATGGCTTTCGCTTTTATTTACCTCCGCCATTATTTTAAGGCGAGTATTGCCGAATTTCAGCGTGAGATTTATGGCGACCTCCAAAATGATAATGTTCATTTTTTAGAGGTTATCGCCTTTAGGGGTTCGGCAAAAAGCACCATATCCGCTTTAGCATTTCCTCTTTGGTGTGCTATTTTCAAAAAAAGGAATTTTATTATTCTTGCCTCCGATACCTTTACCCAAGCCAAACTCATTATCGCTAATCTTATTTATGAATTGGAGGGAAATGAAAAAATCCGCACTCATTTTGGCGATTTTAAGGGAAAGGAAGAATGGACAGCGACTAATATCTTTCTGAAAAATGGGGTTCGTATTATGAGCCGAAGCCGAGGACAAAAAATCCGAGGATTACGGCATTTACAATTTCGCCCTGATTTGGTGGTCGCTGATGATGTGGAAAACATAGAAGATGTGCGAACCAAAGAACAGCGAGATAAAACCTACGAATGGTTTTATTCTGATGTCATACCCGCTATGGATGTCACTATCGGGAAAATGGTTTTAATCGGCAATATGCTTCATAGCGATAGTTTAATGAGCAGAGTTAAGACAAAAATCCAAGAACAGCATAATGGCGTTCTAAAAGAATATCCTTTGCTTGATGAAAATAGTTTATCTATTTGGGAAGATTTTTATACTCCCGATAAAATTGCCGAATTAAAAAAGGATAGGTTTTGGCAAAGAGAGTATTTATTAAAGCCAATGGTCGGGGAGGGACAATTAGTAAAGAAACTATTTTATTATTCTTCTGTCCCGAAAGATACCTTGAGAAGAATTGCCATAGGGGTTGATTTAGCGATTAGCAAGAAAGACGAAGCGGATTATTCCGCTATAAATGTTTTGGCACAGGACGGGAATAAGAAAATGTATAATCTTAAAAATATCTATGGTCGGTGGAATTTTAATGAAACTCTTTCAAATATCTATACGGTTTATCAAACCTATACCAAGGTTTATCCTCACCTTGCCGTATTATTGGGTTTTGAAGATGTGGCGTATCAGCGAGCGGCTATTGAGGAGTTTTATCGCAGATATTCTATACAACCTATCTCAATCAAACAGACCAAAGATAAGAGGGCGAGAATTGAAACCACCCTGCCTTATATTGAAAATGAGCAGGTCTTATTCGGCAGGGAGGGTATGGAGGATTTGGAAATACAATTACTCAATTTCGGCACAGAGAGATATGATGACTGCGTAGATGCCTTTGAGATTTCTATGCGTATTTTATTGGAACATTCTATCCCTATGATACGTTCGCTTTAATTCTGTGATATACTAAAATCAAAAGGGGGAAAACAAAACCTATGAAAATAAAAGACATTTTCAGCTTTATACGAGGCAAGCAATTAAATACTCAATTTTCAATAATTTTACCACTTCTCGGTGGTCGCTTGGCGCTTCCGTAAAAGAAAGGAAGAACCTGACCGAATACCGAAATTGGGTTTTTGCTTGTGTTCAAGCGCGTTCAGAAGCGGTAGGTGATATTGATTTGAAGTTGATGAAAGGAGATGGCGAAACCGAAGAAAACGAATTGTTGGATTTACTTTTTAAGGTCAATCCGACAATGACTATGAAAGATTTATTTGTAGGCACGCAAGCATTTCTTGATTTAGATGGTAATGCTTTCTGGTTTTTGGCGAGAGATAAAAATGGTGAGGGTGATATAAAAGAGATTTGGCTTTTACGACCCGATAATGTTCAGATAATCCAAAGCAAAGAAAATCCCTTATTGGTATCGGGATATGTTTATAATCAGCAGGGTCAAAAAATTCCTTTTAAGGCAAATGAGATATTACATTTCAAAAATTTTAATCCTCTTGGCAACCACCCATTTCCACATAGAGGTATGAGTGTGGTTGAAGCCGCTGAATGGGCTATACAAACCGATAATGAGGCGAGGGTTTGGAATTATAGTTTTTTCAAAAACTCCGCACGACCAGATGGAATGCTTATTAAAGATAGCCCCGCTGAAATGAGCGATGAAGAATATAAAAGATTACGAGCGCAATTTGAGCAGGAATATCAAACCTCCCTAAATGCTCATAAACCTCTTATCCTTTCTGGCGGATTAAAATGGCAAGATTTAGCGAGGTCACAAAAGGATATGGATTTCTTGGCACAAAGAACTTTTGGCAGAGATGAAATTTTAGCTTTATTTAGAACTCCAAAATCGGTTATAGGTATTGTGGAAGATGTAAACCGCTCTAATGCCGAAGCGAGTAATTTCGTTTTCGCGGATAGGACAATTAAACCGCTAATGCAAAGGATTGTAGATACCTTAAATGAGTTTCTTGTCCCAGAATTTGGTGATGATTTATGGCTTCATTTTACCTCCCCTGTCCCAGAAGATAGGACACAGGTTATAGCAGAATACACCGCAGGCATAGATAAATGGTTTTCCAGAAATGAGATAAGGCAAAAGGAGGGATTGCCTCCTACTCAAGAGGGCAATAAATTCTTTGGCACTTTAGCGCAAATCCCAATAGACGAAACCACCGAACCTATTAAACAAAGTCCCAAACCGAGAATAAAGAAGAAAAAGAAAGAAAGTGAAATTGATAAAATCATAAATGATTTTGTTGCTGAAAAAATGAAGAAAGATGAAACCAAACCAGCGAGGGAATTAACCGAGTTGGCAGTAAAAAATTATATTCAAATTTGGAAAGCATTTTTTGATGTTGAACCAAAACCTTTCGCCAAAGATTTAGATAATTTTCTGGTTGACCAAGAAAAAGAGGTTTTGAAAAATATAAAAGAGGAAACCAAAGCATTAGAACCTGCCGAGTATTCTATTAAGGCACCGGAAGATTTTATTTATAATCGCAGGACTGCGGTAGCGACTGGTATTCGTTTAATTACACCTCGGATAAGAAGTTGGCTTAAAACGGCAGGTGAGCAGGCGTTTCTCATTACTGGTGCCACAGGAACTTATGACCCGACTACCCCAGAGGGATTGGAATTTCTTACCGAAAGAGCCGCTTTATTTTCCCGAACTTTTGATGAAACTACCGCAGATAAATTACTCAAAGAAATTGAGATTGGTTTAGATGAAAAAGAAACTCCCGAACAATTATCGGAAAGGGTTAGCACTTTTTATGAGGCGGAAAGGGATTATCGCTCTGACCGAGCCGCCCGCACCGAAGCGTCTGCTTCTGCCAATTTCGCTGGCGTGGATGCCTATAAACAGGCGGGGGTGACCAAAAAGAGGTGGTTGGTGGTTGACCCAGAAGATGATGATTGCCTTTCTTTAGATGGTGATGTGGTGGATATTGATGCCGAATTTAGGGCGGTAAGCGGTGAAACATTTGACCAACCCCCTGTCCACCCGAATTGTGTTTGCACTACCCTCCCTGTTTTTGAGTAGATTAGGGTAAATTTGCATAGATTTGAACCAATTATGTATAGATTATGGATAATGAAAAGGAAATTGAATTAAGAAAGGCATTAAAAGCGGAATTATTGCCTCCGCTTCTTGGAC